ATTTCTTCTTGATAATCTCTTAGTGGCAGCGCTAGCGGAACAATATCTTTTGTAAATTTATGCGATGATTGCCATTTACGTGAAGGCATAATTATATCTAAAAACTCATTGTCTGTTTCAATAGGATCTTTGTATTCAGTTTGTTTTAAGTATTTGTAAATTTCAAAATAAAGACCGGGTTCAAATTTACCTGTGGGGGTGATTGTGTATGTGCGTTGTGGTGCGAACCTACCGTATCGGCGCATAAAAAAAGCGGCTTCATTTTTAACAGAAAAGTTTTCTCTAATCTCCTCAACTAAATCACCTTTTAGGACGCCTAGTTGCTTTTTTGCGTCATAACTAAAATTAATCATGTTGTTTCGAGTTTGATAATATCAATTATGTTCTTTAAATCGTAAGAAGTTGAGCTCAATGTTTTTTCTGCTTTTTCCAGAAGCTCCACTACTAGTGTCAACTCAGTAATTTTTTTATCTAACGCGCACATTTCTGGGTGTTTATCAGCATGTCTTTCTAAGACCGGTACAGACAGTTTAACAGCTCCTTGTTCTTGTAATTGTTTAACTACTTCTTTTTTAAGCGATTCTTTGGTAGCTTTTATGTTTGCTAATTCTAGCTTATGTCTGATGCATCTACCGGCCCATTTGTGTTTAATCCCTGGCAGTTTAAGCTGATAATCTTTTAGATTGAGCTCGTCAATTTTTAAGTCAGTTTCTAACTCTTTGATATATTCTTCTAGCACAAAATAAATAATAGTATACATTGTAAGAAAATCAATATGAATATGTTTGCTAAAAAATTTTATGACATGCTAGTTACAGAGATGAATGATTCTAGTGTGCTTACTGGTGCGCCTGGAACTGGTGGTGGGTTCGGCAATAAAGATTCTTGGAATACAGGAGACACACGCTTTGCAGTAGCGCTAGGTACCAATACAAAAATTCCCATGAAAAATGTAAGTGCTTCAAAGTCTAAGAAGAAGAAAATAATTTACGCGCGTAGACCTTTGAATCCTAATTAATTGTAATTTATTATTGCTAATTAAATACTTTCATGTCAGATACTGGTCATTGGATATTGTCTGAAGGTGTTGTTGTTGATGCAACGACATTTGGGTTTATTTATGAAATTACAAACACGGTAAGTGATAAAAAATATATAGGCAAAAAACAGTGCAAGCGTAAATTAAAAAGGCAGCCGTTGAAGGGCAAGAAAAATAAAAGAATAGAAGAAAAAGAATCAGATTGGAAAGAATATACAAGCTCTTCTACTGAATTAAATGAAGATATTAAAAAGCTTGGTAAAGATAAATTTGTTTTCAAGATTTTGCATGTATGCGCGTCTAAATGGGAATTAGCATACAGGGAAATAAAAGAGCAGATAGATAGAGAAGTACTTTTAAGGCCTGACTATTACAACGGTATAATAAATGTTCGTATTGGTAGGCCTCCTAAGAATTTCTTGACTTGAATAAATTTTCACTTATACTATTTTAATGAGTCTAAAATTTGATCAATACAATTTAGACATTATTGATTTTCAAAATGTTTACAGTTGGATAGAGCTCAATATAATGTACAGTCTTTCAGAGTATAATTTGCTAAATAAAAAGATCAATACAGATATTCGACGTATAATAACTCATCATATGATTGTAGGTATATGCGGATACACAGCTGGCCTGAAAAATAAACATAAGGTTGTGTATTATATTAGCCCTGAAATAAAGGCTGAACTATCGGATTATTATGATGCTGTCAAGGTAAGCAGATGTTTGTTTAAAGTTTTAAAGAACATAAAAAGATTGTTACCTTTTAAGCTTTATTTTGGTACAGAATCATTTGACGAAATATGTAAAGATGAAGGTAAAAAACAGGAAACAACTAATTTAATACGATCTTTCATGGATAAGCATGATACACATAAATTTACATTTAGTAAAGCAAAGAATTACAGTAAGAAGTACGGTTTAACAATTATCAGTAAAGAGTATTTTAACGATTTAAATATGAAACATATAGTGCTTAATTAAGATAAATACTTTAATGCGGTATTTAGATTTGCTTAATCATTATAAAAGTCTTGTATCTGAAGCCCCTCAAGACGCTGCTCAGCCAGATATTGCTGGTGGCGCAGCAGTACAAACACCAGTTGCAATGCCTGTGCCAAACGCAGGTCAAGGAGGGCAAGAGCAAACAAAAACAGTGCCGCCAGAGGGGTATGTAGATATTGTAAGATTACTAGCTAAAGCTCTTGTGATGAACATACCTGCTGGTTCAATAGATGATTTATGGACTATGGAAGTTAATAAAGAGAGTGCAGAATCTATTAGGGAGGCGATTTCTAATACTATTAAAGAGAATGAAAATTATGAAGATAATCCGGAGCGGTTGCAAAACCCGCATTTTAAAAAGTTCTACGATTCAATAAACGAAAACAATTTCACACAAAAGTATAAGCAATTACTGAGTGTAATGAAGCGGTTTAGTAAAGACCCTAAATTAGGATAACGCCATGGCGGAGCAAAAGAAATATAGACGTCTAGATGAGGTCTACTTAAAAGAATCTTTTGCAAAATCTGTGCCTCTTCTACCCAGACAAACTGTTTTAAATGAGCAGCCAGGTACAGCAGAAATTCTTATTCAAACAGATGATGATAAGATTATAGGGCCGACAAAAATACCTAGTGCACTAGCTGATAGAGTTATAGATATAATTAATAAACAGCAAAAAATGACTAGCAAAAGCGGTAAAGAGTTTACAGTAAATGAAATTGTTTTAAAAAGCCTTCAGATAGATAAATGGGTTGCAAATGAAAAAGACCCTTTGTATGAAGCTATTAACAGTATATTTTCTAGGGTTAAAATTAATTACAACAACTTTTCAAATCTAGAAGAAATCCAAACGGATGAAAATAACCCTCTGCGCACAAAACTATTAGCAACACCTCAATCAGTTGTAAATTTATCTGATTTAATACCTCAAACTTTTAGAGAATTGTTTGTAACGCCGTCAGATGCTGAAAAAGTGCTTGTAGCGATATGGGGAATTACACCGCAGAAGAAAGGTGCTAATGTTGGCCCGGGTGAGATCGCGCTTAGTTTAATATCTGATGCTGTTAAAGCTGATACTGGTGATTTGGAGATTAATGGTGTAGGTAAGATGGAGGTTAAGGGAGCTGGTGCAAGAATGGGTGGTGATAATTTTGCTGTAGCTGGTACTCTGGAAGCGTTAAATGCAATTTTAAAATTAAGAACACAGGGTGTTACTTCTGTTTCTGCACAGACACTTGGTATTATAAAACAACAACTTGTTGCAATTGTAGAAGCAGAAATAACTGTGTTAGCAAATGCTTTGACTCCGAGGCCCAATGTTAATGGTAAGGTTAGAGCGTTACACCCGGAGCATAAACGATTAATTGAAACGCAATTAAGTCAATTAAGAAATATAGAACAAAAGTTAAAAACTGCTGATAACATAGAAGAAGTGTTAGCGGATGTAGAAGCAGCTGTTGACTTAGATAACAAATTTAAGAAGGGGTTTCCAACAGCTGGCAAGGGTGAGCTTAGAGCAAAAATGAAAAATATTATAAGCAAGTATGTTTCAGTTAAAAAGGGTGAAAAGCATGGCTCTTCATCTAGATCTAAAGGTTCTAAGGCATCCTATGGCCCGTCAGTTAAAGATTTCTTTTCAATTACTGATCTTTCTATTAAAGAAAGGGTAGATGGCGTTGTGGCCGCTAGATCATATACAAATACCCCTGTTAAAAGCATTGAAAATGCTTTAGCAATGTTAATGAAAGACTACGGTGATAAAATTTTTACAATTACTAGTGATGATGAAGAGTCTGATGGTTCACCTTTGTCTAGAGTAATAGCTGCAATTCACATGGCTGAATATCAACTAAATCAAGGTTTTAATTATTTCATTTTGTTCAATACAGTAAGTAAAGAGAGCGAAGAAAGTAGAAGCGCGCCAGATAAAATAGTATCTTATCGTTTTGATTCTAATGATTTGTCTGCAAACATAGTAAATCTTTTTAAATTTTTAACTGTATTTCGTGCAGAAATTAATTTGAGTATCGATACCACGCGTCATTCTGTCGGGGTTAAGATACAATGATAACTTTTAAACAGTTTTTATTGGAAGGTGGAGCTGCAGGCCATATGGATCATCCGTTTGATCTGCCTGCTGCAAACACAGGCAATGATTTAATAAAAATTTTTCAAAAAGCTGCACTTAGTCTTAGAAACAATCCTGCGGCTGTTAAAATTGATGGTATTAATTGTTCTTTAAAGTTAATTACAACCGCGGATGGTAACAAAGAATTTGCCATGGATCAAGGCTCAAAGCAAGAAATAGATATAGCAGGAATTACGTCTAGTAATATAGAGCAGCGGTTTAAGCCATCTCCTAGCGGTCAGCCGCATGGAATGATAGCTAAGGGTAGAATCGTGCTTAATATTTTTAATACTGCTCTTCCTGAAATTACGGGAGAGCTTAAAAAATTAGGTTTATACAACAATGATCATTTAATGCTTAACATGGAATTTGTTGAAGGGCATACAAATGTTATCGGGTATGCAAATAATTTTTTAGCAATTCACGGTGTTAATCAAATAACAAGGCTTGCTAGCTTGGCGCGTGGAAGTGGTAGACGCACCACATCAGAAATTAAGTATGATAAACAAGCGCTTAATAGTTTAATTGAAAAAGTAAAGCCTATAGCTAAAAAATCAGGTTTTAACATAGTAAATGAATTTCCTGTTAAAGTACCGGCTAATATTAAACTTAACAACGCACTAAATACA